TCATCGAACGCGGCTCAACACCAATTTGAGATGGTCGGCCGTCACGTCCGCCACCAACTGCTCATCAGAAGCCGGGAAACCGACCAACGGCCGCGCGGGCAAGCCCGGATGCTTCACCCGCTTGCGCACCAGCCCCGCGAACGCGAGTGCCTTGGCCTTCTTCGGCGTGATCGTGTAAGCCTTGGTACCCAGGTGGTGCCACGCTGCCTTCCCATCGCTGAAGCCAAGGCGCAGTTCCACACCCGTCACCTGATAGTTGAAACTGCCCAGCAGGTCGCCATTCCCATACAGAATTCGACCGGCACGCCGAGCCTGAACCTTGCGCGCGGTGGCCAAACTCATCTGGCCATTCTTGCGAAACGACTTGCCTTGCTGCTGCCAAATCGCCGTGCCGATGGTCAATGGTGACAACGGTTTCCACTTCGTACCATCCGGCGCCAGCCCTTTGTCATGGCGCTCCTGATTCACCCGAAACAGCGATTCGCCGATGCTTCCCAGCATCTGCTGGGGCGTAATCACTTCCTGGCGCACTGCACTCAACGCTTGCAGCAGGTGTTCGGCTTGAAATTCGTAGGCGAATTGCATGTGATTGCCCCGTGGTGATGGAGATGCGGCCACGCGAGGCCGCGCCACCTATTTCTTGTAGACCAACCGCCCGATACGCTGTTTATCGAACGCCGCCGCGCGGTCTTCCGGCTTCGCTTCGGTTCCCATGAACGTGGACACGCCTGTCCATCCGTTGCTACCCCACTCGAAAGCCGCATAGCCGTATTCGTTGCTGCCCTCCAGCTCGAATGCACGCAGATAGCGGCGCTTGAGACGCCAGCGGCCGTCTTCCCTGGCATCCTTCACCCAGGCCCACCAGATTTCATCCGGTTCGATGAGCGTCATAGCCAACAGATTGACCGACTCGAAGCGCCCCGCTTTACGGGCCGTGGCCGGTGCCGTGAAACCACCTAGCCCATCTTCAAACAGTGCCTTGGTGATTGCCAGCGTGCTGCCGGCTGCATCGGTAAAGGCCGCGCCTTCTTCCATCGACGCCCCGAAGACTTCGAGAAAGTCCGCCACGGCCACTTCCGGCGCGGTGCCGACCGGAAGCAATACGCTCTTGGGTACCATCGTCGGCGTAGGCGTGGCAGGTGGCGTAAAGCTGGTGGGCCACTGCGTACCGCGCTCTTTCAGCACGGCGTCATAGCCTTCCAGCGGCGGGACCGTATGCGGCTCCAGCCACGCCTTGCCTGGGTTGTAGGCAAAACCCGGATCAACGCCTTTGGGCACGCGCACCGTGCGCGGCGCGCTACCGTGAGCCCCGACCACGCGCTCTTCCCATTCGATGGGTGGCGCTTCGTCTGGGCCGGCTTTGCCCCGTGCTTCCCACTCGCGCTGCGCTTCGATGCGCGACAGCGAATGCGTGCTGCACTGGCAACGCCAGCCGTTTTGCGGCATGTGCGTGTTCCACCAAGGATCAGTGATGGGCAGGACCAACCCATCCCATGCAAGGTGCTGGAGACGCGGGTGTTCGGTGCTGTTGTGCTTGTATCGTAAGAACGGCCGCAGATGCGCCACGTCCATCATCTGCTTCCAACGCCCGGCGTTGTATGCCTGCCGGATATTGGTGTCGTAGATGATCTTGCTGCGCCAGCCAGGCGCACCGTTATGCGCCCAGCCGTACTTCGTGACGATGGCGTCGAAGTCTTTGCGGAACTGCGGGTAGCCGGTGCCTTTCTCCTGCGCCTGGCGGATGGCGTTATAGAAATCCTCCACCAGCCCGTCATGCGCCGCGCCAGCAACCACAAAAGCGTGGCTGTGCTGCTCTTGCCAGAGGTCAGTCCAGCCCGAAGACGGCAGGCGCGTCTTGTTCCGGAAGTAGTCGATGGCTTCCGAGAATGGCAGGCGATCAGGTGATGCGCTCACAACGCCCCTCCAGACACGTCGATGGCGAACACCACAACCGGATAAGCGCCAAAGTGGGGATGCGTGATCTGTTCCACCTGGTAGCCGCGCCACGGCAGGGTCAAACGACGCTCGGAGTCATCTTTCTTCGGGTATCCGCGTGTGAGCACGATCCGATCATAGGTCCGGCCCAACAATCGCTTCTGCCAGTAGGCCGTATTCAGCCGGTATTCGCGCGGCTTGGTGTCGGTCTTGATCTGGTCAAAGTAGACACCCCTGACGGGGATGATTAGCACACGATCAGTCACCGTTCGCCCCGGCATCAGCACGCCCCGCCAAATTCGCGGCCGTCATCCCGAGCGCCATGGCTTTGGCCCACTTCGGATCGCTCGCCGTCAGCGCTTCGATGCCAGCAATGGCTTCTTCGTAGCTGCTTGCGTTCGCCACAATGGCTGCAATCTGCTCGATGTGCGCGTGCTCGCGCGGCACGCACAGCGTGGCCAACTGGGCGGCATAGGCGCCAGCGATATCGCCGTCGGCCGTGCCTGCCTTGCTGGCCAGCGCCGCCAGGCGCGTGAGCGCTGCGTCGGCCGGCGTCGATACCGGCTCCGCCTTGGCTGGTGCCTTCAGCAGTGCGGCGCCACTTGCCGCACGCGGAATCTGCATTGCCTTGTGCGCCCAATCCAAGTCGATCTGCATGCCAATGTTGGTTGCCTTGGTGAGCACGTCAGCCATCTTCGATTGGTCTACCGTCTCTTCCGTCAGGTAGCAGAATTTCGGCATGCGCTCTTCGGAAAACATGCCATTTACCAGCGCAATCGGCCGCACCAACTGCGTGGTGATGGTCGGCTCAATCTGACGCACGTCGTGCAGCATGATTTCGCGCCGCACCTTGTCATGAATGACGCCGAGTGCGTTGGTGCTGCTACGTCCGTCGGCCTGGCTGGTAAGCGTGCCGCCCAGGATCGCCAGCGATTGCTTGCGCTCCCAGTACGCAATAGAACTCAGGAAGTCATTGACCGTGCCAGAGTTCGTCGCCTGGATGAAGTCGATGGACATGGTGGCGGGCACAACGCCCGCACCATCGTGACCGATGTTACGCACAGCCCTCAGCAACTCGTCGCGCTGCTTGGGGGCGATGCCGGCCGGATACTTGCCCAAGCGCAACGGCAACCCGTACACCTCCAAGAAGCGCTGCATGTCGCGGACGTTGTACGCCTTGTAGGCATACGTCCAAGCCAGCACGCGGAACAGCGCGGATTGTTCGATGTAGCCCGATTTCGCACGGTGCTCATGCATTACCCATTTCCATGGCCGCAGCGGCTCGGGAATGCCCATCTTCAGGAACTGCATGGCACCCGTTTCGCGGTCCACCTGGAACATGCGCTGCGGCACCCACAGCAACGCATTCGGCGTCCATGTGCTGCCGGTCTTCCAGTCGATTTCCAGTGGCGCGAAGCCCTTGCCGATGGCGTCCGTCAGGTCGTATTGGGCGTCTTCAAATCGCGGAATCTTGCGCAGAATGTCGGCCAGCTCTTCGATGCGGTCCAACTCCGCTTGCGTTGCATCGTCGGGGGGAGTCAATTGCCAGCCCAGGCCCGTCACCGAGCGGCGACGCTTGGCTAGCTCCGCAAAGATGTGCGAATCCTGCTCTTCCACCAGCTCGAACAGTGCCGCTTGCTCGGTGATGTACCCCTGGTCCGCTGCCGCGAAAGCATTGGCCAGCCGGCTCGGGTCAAGCGTGTTCACCGACATGTAGTTCAGCGAGTTGCCCTGCGTCGAGCGGGCGCCGGCTTGCAGCGTTTCAAGACCCGAACGCGCCACCTTGGCCAATGCTGTCCTGATCTGCTTAATCATCATCGTCCCAATCGTTGTTGTTGGTGGCGCCGCGTCGGGCGGTCGCCGCCGAGGTGTATTCCCATTCCACGGAGAACTGCGTGGCGACACGCCACAGCATTTCCAGCGCGTCAGGGCCGTCGTCGTGGTCGGCTTCGGGGTAAAACTTGAGTTGTTCGATCAGCGTCGCTTGGCTGCGGTGCACGCGAATCTTTTGGTTGGCCACATGCGGTTGCAGCGAGAGGATGGCCAGCGTTTTATCTCGCCCAGTCGGCCCCGGAATCGCGGGAAACGGCACGCCTCGCAATGCCGCGCGCTTCAACAGCTCGGTGTAAAGAAACTCCTGAAACGCAATGGCCTCAACGGACCACGTAACGCATCCGTATTCGACTTGCAGGTCGATTGCCCGATTGATGATGAGGTCGGGCACGCGGCGGCACACATCGGCCTCCACCACATCAAGCACCATGCGCTGCCGGTCGAGTCCGCCGACCAGAATGGCCGACGGGTCGCGCGCCTTGCTGCTCTTGCCCATCGACGGGTCGATGGAGCCAAAGAAAATCCAGTCGTTGCGGCGGTCCACCCAGAATTGCAGCGTCTTGAACGGAGCGGTGTCATCGTTACCAGCCTCGTTCTGCTGTTCCTGGTTGAAGGCATCGTGATCGCTTGCACGCATGCACATCAGGCGATACAGCGGCCGCACCTCCGGCCACGAAATAACGGCACCGGCCTCCATCGCAGCCTTGTTCGCGTGGTAGAAGGCCAGGGCTTCGGCTTCAGCGGCTTCTTTCGCCTCGTCGTCGTCAGCGCCGGACGTATAGATGCCCTCCCAGCGTTCCCACAAGTCCAAGCGCTCCGGCCATTGCATGATCGACTTGAAGATGCGGCGGCGCCAGCCCGGCTTGCGCGATACGCGGTTGATGGCTGCGTCGTAGTGCAGACTCGTGCCAACCCAGAACACATCCATCCCACCTTGCGGGCCTGCAAGGCCGATAACGGCCTTCAGCACAAAGGATTCGGTCTTGTCGCGCTGGGCTTTGTCCCGCACGTTCTCATCGTTTTCGAGGTCATCAAGAAAGATCAGGTCGGGCCGATGCGGGCCATGCTTCATCCCGCGAATGCTCTTGCCCGTACCACCGATGCGGACCTTGATGTTGTTGGCCGTGATGATGGTGGTGGCCTGCCAAACGCGGCCGCGCCCGCACGCTTCCGGAAAGTCCATCTCCAACCGCGGATTGCTGTCCAACTCGGCTTTTATCGACTCCAACATCTCGGCGGCTTGCTCCAAGATGTTCATGAAGATGCCGATCATGTGCTTACGCCCAGTCACGATGCACCACAGCGTGCCAAGCTGCGTTTCGTAGGTCGATTTGGCCTCACCGCGCGGGGCTTCATGCACCTCGCGCGCATCGGTCGGGCCGTCGATCATTTCCGGCAAGCGCTTGAAGACGAACTGCTGGAACAGTGAAAAGTACGGCGTCGGCACGTAGTGCGGAAAGTACGTGCGGCAGAAGAATTCGTAGTCGTTCCAAGCGCGTTCACGGCGCGCTTTGCTGGCCGCTGCATCGGTCTCGAACGCCGCACACTCCAGCTCAATGGTGTTGCGGATGTCTTCGCCAAGCTTGGCCAGCTCTTCTTCAAACTCGCGCCAGTTGCTGACCTCCTTGATTGCGCGCTCATTGCTTGCCATAGCGCTTCCCCAGCGTGGCACCGATCTCTTCCAGATGCGGGTGCAACGCACGCAGTGCATCGGGATCGTTCAAGCGCAGATGGTCGGCAATGGTCTTGAGCGTATCGAGTGCAACGGACAGGCCAGAGAACGACGGATTCACGCGCGCAAACGCCTTGCTGAACTTCGCATAGGCATCCGCCAACTGGGCCAGCAACTGCGCCTTGTCTGCGGCTGGGATGGTTGCGCTTTCCAGCTCGCGCGTGGTGGTGATGACCTGGCGTGCGAAGTCTTCCACCAACTGCTTGTTGAGGTCTTCCATGCCCTGATCGCTGATGCGATAGGCAGCCCGCGCAGTGTCCCAGTCGTCGCCCTTCGCCTTGGCGCGCGTCTTCCACTCCCGAGCGGTGTCGTAGCTCACGCCGCTGGTAACAGCCGCACCATTTAGCGGCATGCCTTCAACGTAGAGCTGGCGCACCCGGTCGCGGGTCTCTTGCGAATGGGCCATCGGCTACATCCGCTTGATGAGTTCGACGGCGACCGTGGCAAGCGCGCCACCCACGCCACCGCCCAGAGCCGAAAGCTTGGCCGTCTTTTCGATTTGGCGCTTGTCTTCTTGCTCCAGCGCCGTCACTCGGGTGCCCAGGCTGTCGATGCGCTTCGCCACGCTGGCCTCAAGCGCGTCGATGCGCCTGCCTAGCGAGTCTTCGATGCGGTCCATGCGTTCGCCCTGCGCCGCTTCCATGCGTCGAACATCCGCACGAATGTCTTCAATGCGTGCGGTCAGGCCCTGGTGCATGGCCTGCACAGCGCCGGTCAACTGGCCGATGCTGTGCATCACCTGCGCGTTGTCTGCTGCCGCGCCTTTCTCATTGCTCATTGAACTCGCCCTTTTTCAAAGTCGATCAGTGCGCCGAGTCGAGCCCGGCAGATTTCGTATTGGCCTTTGGCGTGGTTGATCCAGCCAGCGACGTCGGTATCGGTGGCAGCGGGTCCATCCGCTGCATCAGATGTGCCGGTGGTGGCGCGCACGTTGTCAGTAGCGGTGCCGGTGCTGGAGTCGTTGAGCACGCGCACAACGCGAGCATCGAGACACTTGCGGCCAGTAGTGAGGCGAGATAGTGCATTGGCAAGCTCCTGGGTCTTTTCGGTGATCGCGGTTTCTTTCTTGGCCAACGTGTCCGACAGCGCGTTGCCGCGCTTTTGCTCGGCTTCGAGCAGCTCACGCGCGATCTTCTCGGCTTTCTCTCGGGCCGTGGCTTGATCGGCCGTCATGCCAGCAATCTCGGCCACGTAGTGATTGCGTGTGTAGCTCCACGCGCTAAGGGCACCGCACGCTACGGCTACCGCCGTTGCAATCAGCGTGCGGGTCATGTCCGTACCCCACGCCCCCACGCCAGATAGCGCGGCTGCAAGACGTTCAAGATGCGATGCGGATAGCCCAGGTTCTCAGGGCAGAAGCTGCGATGGCGGCGTGCTGTGCCACATGCGCTATCGATGGTTGCGCGGTTCAGCGCAGGCCGCACCGTGGCCGCTTCCTGTTGCCAGTGGCCCAGTCCGCCGTTGTACGCACGTAGTGCAGCCCACAGCCGGTCAAACTCGGATGCACCGCGCACGCGCTCATACAGCCAGCGGTCATAGCCCACCAATGCACGCATAGCCCACACAGGGTTGGTGGGCTGGCACGCATCGTTGGCAAGGCCATTCAGCACACACCACCATTTCGCCGTGGCGGGCATGAACTGCGCCATACCTTGCGCACCAACACGCGAGACCGCTGCGGGGGTCCAGCCGCTTTCCTGGTGGAGCTGTGCAGCGAACACAGCCACGGGTGCGTCAAGTCCCCATGCCTCGCGTGCAATGCGGGTCAGGTCTGCACGGTAGCGTCTCGCGACGTGCGGGATGGCGGCATCAGCACCGGATGCATCTGCCGATGCGAGCAGCAGCGCCGCCGCGAGCTGGAGCGCGGCGAACACGCTCAAGAGGATCGACTGGCGGCGCATGGTTACGCCCCCAGACCGATGGCGAGCATCGCACCGGCCACGATGACGGCGCGGCGAAGCATGGCGGCGGCAAACACCAGCTCGTAGCCGGTAACAATGGCGTGGTCGGCGTCATCGCACATAGGCCCGTCTTTGCGCCAGTCCGCACTGGACAGGTAGCTGGCCGGCCGGGCATAGGGGAACAGCGCGCGGTCGAGCCAGTACGCCACCACGGCAGCCATGGTGACCAACGAGAGCTTGTAAAGACTGACGGGTAGTTGCTGCGGAGACAGCAGACCGATGATGATCACCAGCGCAATGGTGGCGATGATCCACGTGGTAAGGCGAGGGAGTTTCATGCGTAACCTCCGGGTCATTGGAATGACCAGAGGTTACGCACGCGCGCGGAGCGCGATTAGGCGTGAAACGTTTCCTGGGGGCGGGTATCCGCTTAGTGCATGTGTCAGCCCTTCTTGGGCTCGGCTTGCTCCAAGATCATGTTGTAGATCGTGCCGTTATCGGTCGAGACGCAGAGGCGGCTACCTGATGCGGGATCGTCAATGCAGGATTGCTTCCCCTTGCTTCTTTGCGCACCAATAATCGCCTCCTGAGCAAGGGCCAGATGGTTGCCGTAGTGGTAGCCCTTCGCAACGCGGAGCAACAACCCGCCCGCCCGCGTCAAGTCGGAAGGATGTGGCAATGCACTCGCGTCCAGCATCAGCCAAGCACCGTCGAAACGCTTGTTCATGCCGTTGATGCTCAACAGCGTGTTGTTTGCCACGGTCTGACATTCCAAGATCGCCTTGCCCGGCTCCTTCGCAGCGCTGATGGTCCTGCACTGTGTTGTCTGCAACGCGGGAAGTAGGTCTTTCGCATGCGCGTTATAGCTGTCTCTGAAGACCTCTGGCGAAATCGGTCCTTTAGCCATGGCTGGTGCGCTAGCAATAGTTGCTATCGCAAGAATGAGCATTGTGCGCTTCACTTCTTCACTTCCTCCGAGGATCGATTTTTCTTTCCCTTTCCGGCGACTGAATCTGCGGCTCCGGAGGTTTGTGCGAGAAGCATGCTAACCCCCCGCTGCACCTCTGCTGGGCTGTGCCGGTAGTTCTCCAGCAGTGCAACTTCCATCGGCGTGCGCGCCGTATTAAGCGCCCGCTCCCCCGTTATCACATAAGCCACATCAACGCCCAGGATCGCTATTGCGGCCAGATAGCTGGCTTTCGGCGGCGTGCGGTCGGTTTCGTATGCGTGCTGTGTTTGCTTCGTCGTGTCGGCGGCCGAGGCAATGGCCGGCTGGGTGAGGCGCAATCGCTCGCGCTCTTCCTTCAAACGCTCTCCGATGGTCATAAAAAATTTCCCTGGAATGTATTGACTGGGAAAGTTTTCTTTCCCATAATGAGTCATTCTTAATCGTAACGGATGGAGCGTAGCAATGACCCCGGAGCAAGTAAAGGCGCGCTTTGAGCGCGAGGGCAAGACCTTTGCAAAGTGGGCAAAGGAGAAGGGCTTTGAATACCGCACGGTTATCGCGGTCATCAACGGCGTGAACAAGGGGCGTTACGGCGAGGCTCACAAAGTCGCCGTGGCACTGGGTCTCAAGAAAGCTGCGTGAAGCCGACCATGACGAAGAAAACCAAAGCCGTACAAGCAACCGAAGATATCGACCTGGGCATCACGGAAGGCGCTCTAGTTCACGCCACGCAGACGGACGACGCGCAGCCAGTGGATATTGCAACCGCTGCGGCGGTGCTGCCCATCGCGCTCGCACCAGTGGCGAATCTCGCCGCAGTCGCGTCGCATTTCAACGTGACCACTGATGACCTCGGCGAGCTGGCCCGCATCGGCGCTGACTCTATCGGCCGTGCCATGTTCGAAATTACGCGTGCTGGGATGGCATTTCTGCGCGCCCAAGAGTTGATTTCGCTTGGGCATGGTGGGGATCGCAGATCGACTCCCGAACGTTCGGGAGTTGAAAAGGACGGCTTTCTGTCCTGGATCAACGCGCATGGACTTGCAAACCAGCGCGTGTACGAAGCCATGCGCATCGCGAAGTTTGTGGCTCAACTGCCGCAAGACGAACTGGAAGGCGTGCTGGCGCTCGGCAAGGTCAAGGTGATGCTCTTGGCCTCGCTGCCGCAGGAAGTCATCGACCAAGCCGCCGAGTCCGGCAACGACATGATCGGCAAAGCCGACCTGATGACGGTGGCCGAACTCAAGGAAGAGATTCGCGCGCTGAAGCGGCGTGAAAAGAACTACGAAGCTGAGCTGGAGCGTGCGCACTCGCAGGTCAAACGCCTGTCGCAAGTAAATCGCACCACCGAATTCCTCTTGCGCACAGAGGAAATCCGCGAAGAGTGCATGGCCCTGCAACTTGGCGTTGAACTCAACACTTCCAGCCTGAAAAAGCTGTTCGATGAGGTCAACGGCGACGAGTCGCCCGAATGGCGCCTCCAGATGGAACAGATTTGGGTGACGGCACACGTCATGGCTTCGCGCGGCCTGGATTTGATCGACCACATGGCCAGCCTCGTGCGCGAAGACGACATGCCCGAACGCATCCAAGGCACCCACATCCTCAGCCCTGACGAGGCCCGCCAATGGCTGATCGACTACCCGATGATCGAAAACCGCCACGCCGCCGAAGCAGCAAACCGGCAAGAGAAGCGTGATGCAGCCAAGCCGCGCGGCGCCGGCCGTCCCAAGGGTTCCACCAACAAGGCTAAGGGGGAGTAAGTCATGGCACGGGCACAACTGGTTCAGCGCGTGGGCGCAGGCGGCGCAAGTGGCGCGGTAGCGGTCATGCCCACAGCAAAGGTGCTGGCGCTTCGTGCTCGCGACCCGTGGCGCGAGGCAACCGACAGGGCCCGGCAAGTGGCGACGTGGCGTGAGACGGTGGTGGCGTACGTGCGCGCCATGACGGAAGACGGTGTGACGCAGAACAACGCGGTGGCGCTGCTGCTGGAGCGCGGCGAGGCCGGCAGCCTGCCCAGCCACTTCGCCATGGCGCTGGCTGGCGCCGCCAAGGCAGGCCGGAAGACGCCATCGCGCTCCGCCATCTGCGAATGGTGCGCTCAGTATCGCGAAGGCGGCGCAACTGCGCTGCTGCCCGACCACAAGGGCCGCGTGGTGGAGGCCGCCGGCTGGTGGGGGCCGGCGCTGGAGTATTTCAACGCGCCCGGCAAACCAGATATGGCCGCCGTGCATCGCCGCTTGGCGGAAGTGGACGGCTTCGCGGTCAGCTACGACCAAGTACGCAACTACCTGACGGGGGTTCCTGCCATGCTCGGCCGCAACAGCCCCGCACGCATTGGCCGCAACCTGTACCGCTTGACCGAGAAGGCATACATCCGCCGTTCGACCGAAAACGCCTTGCCCGGGGATGTGTATGTGGCTGACGGCTACCGCGCGGACGTGTACCTGGCGCATCCCGTCACGGGCGATATCTGGCGCCCGGAGCTGACGGTGGCAATCGACATGCGCAGCCGCTTCCCCGTGGGATGGCGGGCCGACGAACATGAGGGCACGTATGCCGTGCAGAACATGTGGGCAGAGTGCTTCGCCCGCTGGAACCACGTGCCGCCGATGCTCTACATCGACAACGGGTCCGGCTACAAGAACAAGCTGATGAGCGACGAGATGACAGGCTTCTACGCCCGCGCTGGCGTGCAGCAAATCATCCACGCCATCCCAGGTAACCCGCACGGCAAGGGCTGGGTGGAGCGCTTCTTCCGCACCGTCAAAGACGACTTCCTGAAGCTGTGGCAGCCGGCCTTCTACTGCGGCGAGGACATGGCGCCGGAAGTGCTGAACCGCACCGTGCGGGAGGTCAAGGCGGGCCGGCTTGTGCTGCCCACATTGGCCCAGTTTGCCGACGCCTTCAACGCCTGGTTGGACCGCTACGCCAACCGCCCGCACCCGGAAGACCAGAACACGACACGCGCCGCGCTGTGGTCGCAACTGGCACCGCTGCCGCCGCACGCCAACGTGACCGAACTGAAGCGCCAGGCGGTGGTGCTGACGGTGAATCGCGCAGCCATCAAGCACGGCAAGCGTGCCTACACGCACCCCGAGCTGCACGCCTTCAACGGCCACAAGGTGGTCATGGAATACGACCTGATGGATGACCGCGTCGCCGTCATGCGCACGCAGGAAGGCCGGTGGATTTGCGACGCACACCTCGTCACGGCTATTGACGCCATCGCGCCCAACCGACTGGAAGAAAAGCGCCAGGCGCGCGCCGCCGACGCCATCAAGCGCCTGCAACAAAAGATGGACGAGCAGAAGGCCCGTGCGGGCATGGTGCTCGATGTGGACAGCGTGGCCGACGGCGTGCTGCCTGCAATCGAGGTGGAAGCCCGCCTGGTGGACGACAGCGACGACGCGCCGCTGCTGCTCGACCTGACGATGAACGACGAATAACAGGAGAACCCCATGGACAAGCAAACGACCTGGCCCGCCCATTACGCCGCCGCAGACGTTGCGCTTATCGGCCGCATTGGCCCCTGGATGGAAGAGCGTGGTTACACCCAAGCCGCTCTGGCGCGGCTGGCGCGCATCAGCGCAAGCAGCTTGAACCAGATTCTCAAAGGCAGCTATGCCACCAGTCCGGGCAAGCTGCTGGCGTCGGTGGACTCGGCCATGCGCCACGCTGAAGAGACGAAGGCCGATGTGGTGGCCCCGGTCGAAACCAGCGTCTTCAAGCTCGCGCACGCCGCGTGCAGCATGGCCCGCCGCTATCGCAACTTCGCGGTGTTCACCGGTTACGTGGGCACGGGCAAGACCTTTGCCATCAAGCAATACGTGGCATCGCATCCGAACACGCACCTGATTGAGGCCACGCCCACCATGACGCCGCAGAGCCTTGTGCGTCTGCTGGCCCGCGTGGTGGCCGGCTATGACGGCAAGGGCAGCATTGATGACAAGTTCCGCTCCGTGGTGACGGCGCTTCGCAACACCGACAGTCTGCTCATCGTGGATGAGGCCGAAACGCTCACGCCGCACCAGCTCCACACGCTGCGCCGCCTCCGTGATCTAGCCAACGTCGGCATCGTGCTCTGCGGCACCGAACACCTGTCGGGCCTCATCAAGCCGCTGCATGGCCAGTTTGACCAAATCCGCTCGCGCACGGGCTTCTGGCCCGAGACGGTGCGCGCCATCAACCTGGAAGACGCCGCCGCCCTGGTGCAAGCCGGCTTCGGCACGGAAGACGTACCTGAAGAGGTGGTGCAACGCCTTTACCAATACTGCAAGGGCAGCGCGCGGATGCTGGTGGAGGGGTTGGTCGCTGGCATCAAGGAGTTCCGCCGTGGGCGTCCGCTGGACGTGAAGCTGGTGGATGCGGTGGCCAAACAGGCGCTGTGCCTGCAATCGCTGGCCTGAGCGGAGGCAGCCATGGCGGAACAGTTTGACCCACCGGGCATCACGATTACCCATACACGGCGCCGGAAGCGCATCTATGCCACCGGTCCAGCGGCCGTGCGCTTCTTGGATGCCATCGCCAACGGCGCACCTTCAGCAGAGGCAGCCGCGTTTGGCGCCTGGATCGAAGGCACATGCCAAATCCCCGACGAAGTGAAATGGAAGGTGAAGACATGAAACAGCTAGCAGGCATCACCCAGGGACCTGTTGCAGCCGAACTGCTGGCGGGCTTGCGCCGAATCTGCGCGGAGTGGCGCCGGTTGCGCGTGCGGGTGGGCGTGCAGCGCCAACTTCGCGCCATCGACCGCGAAGAGATCCACGCGGTGCGCGATGTGGAGTGGCGGCAGGAAGAAATGGCCCGTGCTCGGGACAACCTCACGCGCCTTCAAGCGAAGTACGCCGGGCGCCGCCGCGTGCTGTACCGCCGTCTGCGCGAAACGAACCCCGATCTGGTTGGAGGTGGCAATGCCGCTGCCTGAAGTCGTCTGCCCGAACTGCCGCGTGCGGATGAGCCTGGATGTGGTGCTAGCCGATGACGGCGTGCGCGACATGCTGCTGGCGCTGGTGGACGTGCACCCGGCAGGCGACTCGTTCATCAAGCCGCTCCTGCGCTACATCGGCCTATTTGGACCGAAGAAGACGCAGATGGCCAACGGACGCATGGCAAGCCTCATCCGCGAGCTGGAGCCGGAGATGCGAGCGGCCCAGGTTAAGCGCGACGGTGCCGTGTACGCGGCGCCCATGGCGCTGTGGGCGTCGGCTTTCAGCTACGCAGTGGACCAAGCGAACCACGGCCGCCTGGAACTCCCCCTGAAGTCGCACGGGTGGCTGCGCTCTGTAATCGCGGGGCAGGCCGCCCGCGCAGCGAGTCAAGCGGAAGCCGACCAAGAGGCGCAGCGGCGCGGCATTGCTGGGGCTGGCACACCGGAAGCCCGCCGCCAAGCGGCCACGACCACCGTAGGGCCGGCAGCGGTAAGCGAGCAACTGCCGAAAACCGAGATGCCTCAAGAAGTGCGCGAAGCCCTCAACAACCTGAAGAAAGGACGCCAATGACCACAGTAACGCAACACCCCACCGAGATTCCGGCTGGCTATCGCGCCAACGCGCGGGGCCACTTGGTGCCCGAATCGACCATCCACCCCATCGACCTCCAGCGCGACGAGCTGGTGCGCGAGCTGGTGGCCAAAGCCAAGGCACTGCAAGCAGCCATGGCCGATTTCAAACGCCAAGCCTTTAACGACACCGACGCATTTGTATCGCTCTCGGCCGAGCGCTACGAAGTGAAGCTGGGCGGCGCAAAGGGCAACGTCACCTTGAGCACGTTCGACGGTCGCCAGCAGGTAGTCGTGTCCCAGGCCGAGAACATCGCTTTCGATGAACGCCTGCAAGCCGCCAAGGTGCTCATCGACGAGTGCATCAAGGAATGGGCCAAGGGCAGCGACCCGAAGATTCAGGTGCTGGTGCAGCAAGCCTTCGAAACGGACAAGGAGGGAAAGATCAACACCGGCCGCGTGCTCGCGCTGCGCCGCCTGGCCATCAGCGACGACAAGTGGACGTGCGCCATGCAGGCCATCGGCGAGTCGGTGGATGTGGTGGGCACCACGGCCTACATCCGCTTCTACGAGCGCGCCGAGGGTGCCAAGAAGCCCACAGCCGTCACCCTGGACTTTGCCGCTCTGTAACGCCCTGGCGGTTCGATTTCAGTAACGCCCGCCGCGAGCGTATCGCGGCAAACCATAGGAGAACTTTTGTAATGACCAAGCAAGAACTCATCAAGCATCTGGCCGACAAGGCCGAAGTAACCAAGGGCAAGGCTGAAGACCTGCTCAACGCCCTGACCGAAACCATTCTTGACACCGTGCGCGCCGGTAACGAACTGACGATCACCGACCTGGGCAAGTTCGGCTCCGTGGAGCGTGCCGCCAAGACCGGCCGCAACCCGAAGACTGGCGACGTTATTGCCATTGCGGCCAAGCGCGCGCCGAAGTTCTCGGCTGCCAAGGCCCTGAAGGATGCAGCAGCGGCCTAGCCGGCCCACCCGCGAAACGCCCGCGCAAGCGGGTGTCTGCCCGGCGTGGTGGCCGGACACTGATGAGCAGCCAGAGGGGAGTTATGGACCGCGAAACCGCAATCGACAAGATCAAGAAGTGTTTGGCGCTTGGGCAATCCAGCAACCCGCATGAGGCCGCTGCCGCCATGCGTCAGGCGCAGAAGATGATGACCGCCTATGGCGTCAGCGAAGACGACATGCTGGCGGCCGGCGTGGCCGAGCTGTGGGTGAAGAGCGGTGCGACCCGGACGCCGGCCCGCTATGAGGTGTGGCTGGCCAGCATGATCGCATCCGCCTTTGGTTGCGAGCTGGTGTTTTCCAACCGCCTGTCAGGTCGAACCACCATCCAAGGCGGCTACGTATTTATCGGTACGGCCAGCGCTTCGACGGTCGCCGGTTACAGCTATCGGGTTCTGTTCCGCCAGCTTCGCCGCGCGCGGGCCGACTACATCAAGACCGCGCTCAAGCGCTGCCGCTCCAAGAACAAGGTGGCCCGCGCAGACATGTTCTGCGAAGGATGGGTGTTTGCCGTGCGCGAGCTGGTGGGTGCCACCGTGCCGCCCGAAGCCCACCGCAGCGCGGTGGATGCCTACATGCGCGCGAACTATGCCGTGACCGAGCAAGTTGAGACGCGGTGCCGCGAACCTGGGCGCCATGTTTCCCAGGTGGGCGACTGCGTGCAAGGCGTTCGCGCTGGGCGCGGCGCCACCCTCCATCGTGGGGTTGGAACAGGGGTGGATGCACCCCAAATGCTGGGGGCATGAAAATGTCTACGTTCCTCATCAAGCATCATCGGCAGCTTGTCGGCATCGCCAAAGGCTGGGCCATGGTCAGCCTGCCTGGCTGGTCTGAAGAGACCCACCGCGACCTGCTTACACGCCATGGCGCAGCCGTGGTTGACGGCCGCGTGTCCGCCAGTACCCTCAACCTCGCGCAGCTCGGCGCTGTGCTGGACGACTACGAGCGTCGGGGGTGGTCGCGCTATCGGCGCGTGTTCCGTCAGGCTGGCGTGACCAAGGAAGTCCCACCCCGCATCGCTCACCTCGTGCGCATGTGGTTCAAGCTCGGGCAGGCGGGCAAGGTGGCTAAGGCAACGCGCCCGGCGCTGCTTGCGTTCTGTGCGCGTCAAGTGGGCCGTCACGTGCCGGACTTGGACAGCCTGGCCGTAGCTGAATGCCAAACGATTGCCGAAGCTCTCAAGAGTTGGCTGGCGCGCGGGTAAGCCATGGTCATTCCGCACTATCACCATCCCGCTGCGCATGCCGCGTCGGAAATCGAGCGCGTGGTAGACGCCTACCCGGCTGTCGATGAAGATTTGCTGAGAACCTTGCCACCCGTGCTGCGTGCGGTGGTCCGCGCGCTTGGTTACGGTCGGGCGCGGGACTGGCTGACCCACCATGGTGGCGTCAATGTCAGCATCCCGCAGTACCGTACTCACGCACTGGGCTTGGAGGCCGACGAACTGGCCCGTTTGCGGACGACGCTGGCTCCGCATCTGGATTCGGATGGCCGTTGTTGGCTGCCCAAGGCCGACAAGCTGTTTATCCGCGTGCGTGACGCGCAGATTCGCAAAGATCGGCACAACGCCAGCATCAACGCTTTGGCTCGGCGCCATCACCTTTCGTCCCGTCAGATTGTCAACATCTGCCGTGAGGACGACGATCGACAGCTAGACCTCTTCTGACCCCGCACGGTGCCCCTTTGGGGAGCGCCGCCTTGCGGGATGCCTCCATTCGCGTTCGAAAGCCGTTTAAAAACGCCTTTCCGGGGCGTGGACCTCCCACGGTCCATCAGCAGCCTAAAACGGCTCTGAGCGCGTTTTAGACGGTCGCCCACCAGACCTCGCCTGAATTCCGCCCCATACATACAAGAATGCCGCCCGGAGGCGGCATCGTTAGGGCCTTTTCGCGGTTCTCTGCCGCGCTAATGTGTGGCAGGCCGGCCGACACACGTAGCGGTCGAACAGCCAAACTGACAAGATCGCCAGCAGCAGTGCCACCACAAGGAACATGGCGAGCTGCAAGTCTTCGCCTTGCTCCGCACCGCTCACGCCAAACAGGTGCGCGAGGAAGCCATAGATTCGCTGCCATGCCGAACTGGCAAAGAATGGGTCAAGCCAAGACCAGAGATAAATGGCCCGCGTATATGCGAACGCCAGTAACACGACAGCGACGGTCTTGAGGGCAAACCGCATGGCTATTTGACCTCCAGCACACCGTAATACTTCGTGTTCGTGCCGGGGACAACCCCGGTCTGACGTGACTTGAGGTAGGTGCGCAGAGCTGCGAATTGCTGTTTGCTGACCAATGTCACGCAGCCCTCGCTAATGCCTCGCGGGCCAACTGGGTGCAGCCGGAAATTACCGCGCCGCACGCCACTCACAAACGTCCAGTCGTCAATCGCGCCATCATCGCGGTAGAGCGCGAACCACTCGGCGTGATTGGAGTTGCTGACCGCTGACCGGATCGAGTCCATCATCGGCCCCAGGCGCCCGCCGCTCTCACGGTCCACGATGTAATAACGCCCGGTTGGTAATGGCCCTTGTCCAGCGATGCCGGTATCGCCGGGCTTGTTCTCATGCCCTTTATTGCCAGAGAAAGCCACATAAACGCGGCCGTCGCACGTTAGCGTGCTGGTTGCCTGCCCGTTGAGCGTAAATGTGCAGGATGCAGTCGGCATATCTATCAAATCTCCTGGATTATCAAGGGTTTCGCGAAAGCATAACAAACACGGTAACCCAGATTACCGCGCGCATGAAACATTTCACTACCTGACCAAAGTCTCGCTGAAGTCAAGAATGCTCCTCATCGATTAGGAGCATCGCTGTGACGCAGAATCCCCCCATCGCACAAACCGCAATAGCCGCGCTAGCGTTCGAGTTGGTGCCCGGCAGCGATGGTGCCGTTCCGACTGAAGCCCATTTGTTGCCGCTCGGCCCGTTCCGGGCAACGGATGGTCGCCCGTTCGACTGCGCGGCTTGGCAGCTCGACGCCGCCATCGCCGCGCGCGTGATCGCGCTGGCCGAGCAGCAGAAGAACGACATCCTGGTCGACTACGACCACCAGAGCCTGAACAAGGAACGGAATGGCCAGCGTGCCGATGCGGCTGGCTGGATTCCCCGCACGCTCGAATGGCGCGAAGGCAAAGGGCTCTACGCCACCAACATCGCATGGGTCGGCGACGCCGCCCAGCTCATCGCGCAGAAGAAGTACCGCTACATCAGCACTGTCTTCTTCTACAGCCCCGTCACAGGTGAAGTGCTCGAGATCCTTTCGGTCGCGCTCACCAACACACCCGCCCTGGATGGGCTAGAAGCCGTGGCCGCTCTGGCCCGCAAGCAATTCAATTTTCGAGAAGGGGAGTTCGACATGTCGCAGCAAGAAATCGCCGCGCTCACGACCGAGCGTGACGGCCTGAAATCGCAGCTCGCAGCGCTGACCACTGAGCGCGATGGCCTGAAAACCAACGTTGCTGCCCTTACGGCAGAGCGCGACACGCTGAAGGCCAAGGTGGAAGGCATCGAGAAGGAAAAAGCCGAAGCCGCGCTGGCCGCAGAGCGCAAACAACACGGCGATCTGCTGAAAGCCGCGCTGACCGATGGCCGCCTGACCCCGGCGCAGAAGCCGTGGGCTGAAAAGCAATCGCTGGCCGCGCTGACCGAGTACCTGGACGCCAGCAAGCCGCTGGCCATCCTGGACAAGCAGGCCGATGGCAAGAGCGAAGGTGCCCATGGCCTGACCCACGAAGAGCTTGCGATGTGCAAGAAGATGGGGGTCACCCCCGAGCAGTACGTCGCCGCCAAACGCTGAAAAGCGGCCTAGCTCGCGCCGGTAGTCCACACGACAAAATCATCCCAAAACCCAACAGGAGAAAACGATGGGTGCACTCACGCAAGCCCAGTTGGACCAACTGAAGACCACGCTGATTGCCCGCTGGAATGCTGGCTTGGTGCTGACGCCGGAAGACTGGAAGAAGATCGCCAAGCTAGTCACCAGTACCGGCAAATCCAACACCTACGAATGGCTGAGCCAGTTCCCGGCCTTCCGGGAATGGGTCGGCGCACGCCTGCACAAGAAGTTCAAGGAAACCGCCTATCAGGTGGTCAACCGCAAGTTCGAGTGCACGGTGGACGTGCAGCGTACGGACATCGAAGACGATGAAATCGGCCAGTACGGCACCATCGCCGAGTCGGCCGGCCAGTCGGCCACCGATCTGAAGAACGATCTGGTGTTTCAAGCGCTGGGCGCTGGCTTCGCCTCCGTCTGCTACGACGGCCAGTATTTCTTCGACACCGATCATCCGGTGTACGAGAACGAAGACGGCACCGGTGCCGTCACCAACGTGAGCAACATGCAGGATGGTGCGGGCGCACCTTGGGTGCTGCTGTGCACGAAGCGCGCAGCGTCTCCGATCTACCTGCAACAGCGCATGCCCGCGGAGTTCAACAGCATCACCTCCACGCAGAACACCAACGTCTTCGACCTGGACGTGTACAGCTTCGGCGGCCGTTGGCGCGGCGAGGCCGCTTACGGCTTCTGGCAATGCGCGTTCGGCTCCAAGGCTGCGCTCAACGCTGCCAACTTCAACGCGGCCTACGAGGCCATGATGAAGTTCAGGGGTGACGGTCAGCGCAAGCTGGGCATCGTGCCGGACACGCTGCTCTGCGGCCCGGACAACATGGCCGATGCCGAAGCGCTGCTGAAGGCCGCGCAGAACGCCAACGGCTCCAGCAACACCAACTACAACAAGGTGGAACTGGTCGTTACGCCCTGGCTGTAACAACACATACCCCGTAGCAAGAGCAGGTGCGTCCCCGGCGGGAATTGTTCCGCCGGGTTGGGTACAGGAACCGATTTAGGAGAATCAACGTGACGACACTCTTTGTGCGCGTGCAACCGAAGAAGAGCAGCGAGACGTTCCACCGCTGCGGCTTCAAGTTCAGCAAGGCATGGCAAAAAGTGGAAGTGGACAAAGCAACCGCCAAGCGCCTGGACGAAGAGCAGATGCTGGAGGTGTTGGAAACGCGCCCGGCAGATATGCCCGAAGAGGCTGAAGACTCGACCACGCAATCGCAAGACGACTCGCCCGAGACCAAGGCGGCCGCCAAGAAGGCGGGCAAGTAATGGGCTTCGCCTCCCGCTCTGATCTGCTTGCGCGCAGCAACGCTAGGCGGCTAGCCCAGTTGGCGGTTCCCGCCGACATGGACATGGTGCCGGAAGACGCGCTGCGCACGGCCATTGAGGGAGGCGACCTGGGCGACCTCACGCCGCGCGAGCAAGAGGCGGTGGCGCTTGCCCTGGATGCTATCGACCGCGCATTGGCAGACGCCGATGCGCTGCTGCTGTCGTACAGCATTCCCGAGCGGGTGCGGACCACGCTGCTGGCGCGGCTGGCATCCACCGTGGCGCTGTACTACCTGCAAGGTGCGGAGGCCATGACCGACGACGTGCGCCGCGCCTATGAAGGTGTGCTGGACACGCTCAAGGCGCACGCCCGTGGCGATATCAGCCTCGTCCCGCCCGCATCCGATGATCCGGTCCCTTCTGATGATCTGGCCATCATCGAAAGCGCACCGCGCCGCTTTGGCCGCACCTATGTGGATGAGGTCGGGCTGTGATTTCGCTGACGCCACTGATTGAACACGTGAGGTTGAAGCCTGCCGAGTTCGCAGGCATCTGGTTTCGGCAGGTAGCTGGTGCTGCCGAGTTCGCCCAGGTTCGCCCTGAAGCGTTGCCGCTGCCGGCCGCGTGGATCGTCCGGGCAGCAGACAAGGTGCAGCACGCAGGCGAGCGGGCTGAGAACGTGACGCTGGCCTTCGATGTGGTGATTGCCATTGAAAACCGCCGCACGCACAAGCAAGGCGATACGGACGATGAGTTGCTGAAGTACCGCATTGCCGTGAAAACGCTGCTGCTGGGCTGGCAGCTTCAGCCTGGCGTGCGCCCCATCAAGTTCGTCGGTGGCCAAGTCCTGGAGTACACCGACGGCGATTTGTACTGGCGCGATCGCTACGAGTTCGACGCCTTGATTACCAACTACCTACCGGACCCGCCTGCATTTGACAGGCTCATTTACACGGGAGAAAAGCTGTGACCATTACCTTCAGTGAAGTGCCTTCGGCGCTGCGCTATCCGGGCGCTTACATCGAGATTGATGGGAGCCAGGCGGGCCTGAGCAGTGATTTGCCTGTCGTACTGCTGGTAGGCCAGAAATTGGCCAGCGGCACGGCACCGACCGGCGAACTGGTGCGTGTCGCCAGCGTAGCGGATGCCAAGACGCTGGCAGGCGATGGTTCGATGCTGGCGCAGATGGCCGCGCGCTATCGCAATGTCGATCAGACGTTCGACCTGTACATGCTGCCCTACGCGGACAACGCGGCCGGCGTAGCAGCAACCGGTTCCATCAACGTCAACAGTGCGGCCACCGGTGACGGCACGCTCGCGCTGTACATCGCACAACGCGCCATCACCGTGGGCGTGGCTGCGGGCAAGACGGCTGCGCAGATTGCGACGGCCATTGCGCAAGCCATCACGGACGCAGGTGCGGACATTCCGGTGACTGCCGTTGCCGCTGGTGCTGCGGTGACGCTCAGCGCGCGCCATAAAGGCACCTGCGGCAACGCCATCGACCTGCGGTTGAACCTGTACGGCGAAGACATGCCCGCAGGGCTCGCGCTCGCGCTGACCGCCATGGCAGGCGGTACGGGCGACCCGCTGCCGGGCGACCTGGCAACGCTGATCGGTCAGAAGTGGTTCCGCTACGTCGTGCTGGGCATCAACGATGCCGCCACGCTGGCGGCATGGCATGCAGAGAGCCAACGCCGCTACCGGGTGCCCGTGCAGGCCGGCTTCCGCGCATTCGCTGCCTATCGTGGGGACTACGCAGCAGCAGCCAGCTTTGGCGAGACGAAGAACTACGAGCACATCACGGACCTGTCGCTGGGCATCAACCCGCCCACTACCTGGGAAGCCGCCGCGACGCTGGCCGCCGCCGCTGCGCCGAAGCTGTACAACAACCCGGTTATCTCGCTGGAAGGTACATCGCTGCCTGGGCTTGTGGCCACGAGCTATCACGAGTGGACCAGCGGGAACAGCCTGCTCTTCAAGGGCATGAGCCTCATGGAGGTAGGCACGGACGGTTCCTGCTACATCAAGCGGCTGATTTCCATGTACCTGCATCGCTCCGATGGCAGTACCGACGACGCCTATCTGGATATCAACGTGGCCGAGGTTACGGAGCGCATCCGCTACGAACAGCGCACGGGCGCCATCAAGAAGTTCCGGGGCACCGTTGCCGCCAAGACGGACGAAGGCTACCGGCCGGGCCTGCCCATCACCACGGAAGATGGCGTGAAAGCGTTCCTGCTGTCGCTCTACAAGAACGTGCTGATGTCGCGATACGGCTGGGTGCAGGCGTATGACTACTACAAGAGCACTCTGGTGGTGGAGCAAGACCCGGACAACCCCAGTCGCTTCAACTTCCTAGATGACCCGGTGGTCAACTCGCCGTTCTACATCCTCGCGGGCCGCTCGCGCTTCCGCAAGGCTGTACCGGTGGTCTGATCGACGCGCACGAAGTCTTGGTTTCCAACACAATTTGAAGGGAGTTCAACGTGTCCCAACTCAACAACATCCGTACCGTGTCGGTGCCGTCCATCGGCAAGCTGCCGCTGGCCGACAAGCCCGGTACGTTCACGCCGAGTGGCAAGAAGCGCGAGCACAAGCCAGGCCGCCTGCCGCAAGACGGTGGCTACACCGAGTCCGGCGCGCCGGCCAAGCTGGAGCTGAACCTGAATCTGACGCCAGGGCTGGACGTTGACGCGATCAACGACATCAAGGACGAAGATGTGACTGTGCGCCTGGCTGATGGCACTGTGTACCTCATGAGCCAGGCATTCACGTCGGAACCCGTGCCCGTGGGCGATGGTGATGGCAAGGTGACCATCATCGCCAACACGTCCGAGCGGATTTCCTAAGAGCAGGCTATGGACAACATCGAGAAGGAAATTCAGTCCATGGGCCTGACTGCGCCGCGTGTTACGCCGGCCGACATCGAAGCGAACATCGCAAGCGAGCATTACTTCACTGCCGAAGACGGCATGATGGCCGGGCGGGACGGCCGCGGCCACTTTCGGGATCGCCACCCGTCGCTGCACCTGCTGACCTTCTGTGTGCTGGTATTGCGCAATGGTTTCACCGTGACCGGTGAATCGGCCTGCGCAAGCCCTGAGAACTTCAATGCCGAAATCGGCCGCAAGATTGCGCGCCAGAACGCTGCGCAAAAGGTGTGGCCGCTGATGGGCTACGCCTTGCGCGACGCACTGCACGCCGCAACTTGACCTTTACCCGCCACTGAAGAGACCAACGACATGGCACAGAAACTGAACCTGAAACGCCCGCTGGCGTTCGGCAAAGTCACGGTCAGCCACCTGACGTTCCGTGACTACGCCACTGCCGAAGACTATCTGTCGTTCGACAAGCGCGGCGGCGTAGCCCAACGCATTGCGCTGATCGCCAGCCTGACGGGCACCGACGAAGAGCTGGTGAAGAAGCTGCACGGCATTGACTATCGCCGGGCCGAGAAGATGGCCGACGCTATCATCGAAGCCGACGAAGACGAAGCCGAGGAACCCGCAGCCGAAAGCGGCGAAGCGCCGCCCGAGGATGAAGCCGCCGCCGCAGCGCGAAAAAAGTAACGCGCGTGCTGCTCGCTGCGGCATTGGTGGCGCGCGGTTTGCACCAGCCGCTGCCCGTCGTTAAAGCCATGCCGTTGCCCGAGCTGTTCACCTGGGCAAAGATTGCAGCACAGATGGACGGCAAGACATTCGAGTAGTGCGCACAGACTGGTAGGAAACATTTCCTGCCTGCCAGGAAAGAAGCACCCCCGATAAGCTCCAGATACCTTCCGGTACTGGAGCTTTTTTCATGTCGTCGCCTGCTGTTGATGTCGCCGTCAAGATCAAGATTGTTGATGATGGCAGCGCGAATGCCGCGATTCAGAAGACTGCCAAAACGGCAGAGCAGACTGCTGCCAAGACGGCCACGGCCACCGAGAAGGCGGCGCAGAAGGCTGCCGATGCAGCCGAGAAAAGCGCCGCGCGCCAACGCAGCTCCTATGAACGGCTTGCCCAGGCGCGCGAAACCTTGGGCGTGCGCTCTGAGCGCGCCATTCAGCGCGAAATCCAGCAAACCGAAGCGGCATACAACCGGCTGGCGCGCTCCGGCACCATGTCATGGCGCGAGCAAGCCGCAGCGGTCGGCCAGATGCGCCAGAAGGTCACTGAGCTGACCAACGAAATGGGGCGTCTGACTGCTGCGCAGAAGACCGCTGCGGGCCTGAAGTTCACTGGTGCTGCCATCGCCGGCATCGGTGCTGCCGCCTACACGCTCAGGGGGCCTGCGGAACGCTCCATGAGCTATGACCGGCGTCTGGCCAACATGGCCAACACCGCCTATTCCGAACGCGACGCCGCGGGCCGCAAGGTCGGCACCAAGTCGCTGGAGGATGCTGTGAACAAGGCGCGTCGCGAAGGCGGTGGCACGCGCGAGCAGGCAGCGGAAGCACTCGACACCATGATCGCGTCCGGCACCGTGTCTGATACGGATGCAATGAAGATGCTGCCGGGCATCATGAAGGCCGCCACTGCATCCGGCACCGACGCCAACGCACTGGCCACCATCGCCATCCGCGCGAAACAGTCATTCAAGATCAGCGCGGACGACATGCCGCAAATCCTGAGCGCTGCCATGGTGGCCGGCCAAGCGGGCGGCTTCGAGCTGAGAGATATGGCGAAGTGGCTGCCGCAGCAGATGGCAATGGCCAGCAACCTGGGCTTATCAGGCAAGGAAGGCTTTGCGAAGCTGGCCGCCTGGAATCAGGCATCGGTCATTACCGCAGGCACCCGCGACGAGGCAGGCAACAACCTGCGCGACCTGCTGAACGAGCTGAACACACCGCACTTCCGCAAGTACATGGCGGAGCAGTACCTGGCCAACGGCCAGAAGCTGAAGCGTGGCGAGAAAGAGAAACGCCTGAAGGGCGTCGATGAAGTGTTCCTGGACTACCAGAGCCGCGGCATCGACAAGGTGGGGGCATCCATCGACATGATGCAGGCGATCTTCGCCAAAGACGCCAAGTTCCAAGAGCTGCAAGCCAAGCTGCGTGCCACGGACAAGAACGACAAGGAAGGCCAGCGGCAGATTCTGGAAGCCATGAGCGCCCAGGTGCAGGGTACGGCCGTTGGCAAGGTGTTCCACAACCAACAGTCGCTGATGGCGTTCCTGGGCGTGATGAACAATCAGGAATACACCAAAGACGTGTTGGGCAAGGTGCGGGGCCAGTATGGCTTGGCCCCCGAGCGCTCGGAAATCGCCACCTCCTTCAAGGGCATTGCGGATACGGCCGACTTCAAGATGGAGCAGGCCAAGGAAGATGCCGCCGTGGCGCAAAAGTCCGCCATGGACAACCTGACACCTGCCATTGGCAAGGCCGCTGAAGCCTTTGGCGATCTGGCGAAGAAGCATCCGCTTCTGGTCGGCACTACCACGCTCGCCACGGCCGCACTCGGCGCACTGGCGGGTGCGGCTGGCCTGGCATCGATTGCGATGGGCGGGAAAGGTCTGCCAGGCGGGCAGGCCATCACCAATGCCGCTGCTTGGGCGACAGGCAGCGCGGTCGGCCGGGGCGCGATGAAGATGGGCAAGGTCGGCGGCATCGCTGGCGTGGGCGCTCTGGTGGGTGACTACGCCCTTGAGAAAGCTTTTGGTGAAGAGTCGGCCATTTCCCGCTACGGCTCCAGTGCGCTCAATGGCGCTGCTATGGGCGCCATGGTGGGTAGCGTGGTGCCCGTCCTAGGCACCGGTGTTGGTGCCGCTGTCGGTGGCGGTCTGGGCTTAGCCTGGGAGGGTCTCAAAGACCTGCTGAAGCCAGCCGAGCAGAAGCCGGTGGACGTGAACGCCCGGATGACAGTGGGCCTTGCCCCCGGCCTTGTGCTGCAAAGCCAGTCTGTGCAGGCCACGGGCGGCAACGTGCAGATGAACACCGGTAATGTTTGGAACGGAGCGCCCTGATGAGCTGGGAAGACCGTTTGGTCGGCGCAACCTTTCGCGGCGTCGATTTTCTGACCGAGAGCCACGAAGCACGCGGCGGCCGTCGCCTCGCTGTGCACGAGCTGCCGGGCGCGGAAGAGCCCGAGGTGGAAGACCTGGGCGCGAAGGCGTGGGACTGGAAGCTGAACGCCTATTTCATCGGGCCGGACTACGATCTGGAGCGCGATGCGTTCTTGGAACTGCTCAACCAGCCGGGCGCCGATTGGCTGACGCACCCGTGGCTGGGTGACAAGTGGGTCCGTGCACATGATTGGTCTGTTCACGAGAGCAACGACAAGGGCGGCTATTGCTCCATCACGATTGACTTCGTGCCGGGCGGCGGCACGGTAGCCGCTGGGGAAACCGATGCGGTGGACGTGGCCTATGACCGCAACAGCAGCTTGGCCGACGCCGCCATGGACGACTTCACGCTGGAGTCGATGAGCTTTGACGGCATGACTGCATTCGTTGCGGCCGTGAGTCAGCGGCTCGAAGCGCTGCGCCAGGTCATTTCCCTGGCCACGCTGCCGCTCACCTGGTCGAGCCAGGTCATGAACCTGATTGCCGGGGCCAAGGGCGATCTGGCCACGCTGATGGCCATACCTAGCGCGTATTCCAACGCATTGCGCAGCCTCACCAACAGCCTGGGCGGTGGTGCCGATGGGACGGACTACCCGGATACGTCGCGCGTGCGTGTGGCGGCTCGCATCGCATCCGTGGCCACCACGGCTGCGCCGCTGGCGCTGTCTGGTGTTGCCTCAACGGATGGTGCCGTGCGTCGCAATCTGCTGCGCGAAGAAGCGTTGCGCGGCCGGCTGCTGGTGACGGCCGCCATCGAAATCGCCATGGCGGACTACCGCGCCGAGGCAGACAGAGATGCAGCCCTGGGCGCCGTGGTGACTGCCCTGGATGCGCTGCTGCCCAGCATGCCCGACCCTGTGTTTGACGCGGCCGTGGCCGCGCGGGCGGCGGTCATTGAAGCGCTGCTGGCCCAAGACCTGAAGCCGACCGCGTTGCGCGACGTGACCAACCCGCTGCCGGCCATCGTGCTTGCGCACCGGCTGGGCGTGGATGAATCGGTGTTCCTGGCGCGCAATGCGGCGCGCCATCCGCTGTTTGTGAAGGGGCGTGTGTATGGATGAGGCATTGGCGGAAATCCGCTTTGACGGCACGCGCTACGGCTACTGGCAGAAGGTGGAAATTCGGGAGTCGGTGGACGATCTGTGCGCCGCCGTACAGCTCGCCATCGCGCGGCCGGGGAGCGGCGCGAACGGCGGCAGCGGCATGGGCATGACGGCGAACACCGTCATCGACGTGCTGATCGGCGACGAGCTGGTGACGAAGGTGCGACCGGATGTCAACCGCCGCCGCGTCGATCCCACCAGCCACACAATCAACTTTCACGCCCGGTCGCTTGGTCGTGAGCTTGTGGACTGCCAGTATTCCAAGACGCTATCCGGCCTGAAACTGAGCGAGATCGTGAAGCGTCTTTGCGCCACGTTCAAAGTGTCTGTGAAGATCGACGCTGAAACGCCCGTGGTGCCCAGTTTTTCGATGCAGTGCGAGGTGCCTGCCAACGCGCTCATCAACGCTGTGCGGGCGGCAAACCTGCTGCTGTATCCGTTGCCGGACGGTGGCCTGGTGCTCACGTCGCCTACCAGCGCTGCGCCCGTGGCCACGCTGCAATACGGCATGCACTTCAAGGTCTACGAGGTCATCGACGAATACAAGCTGCGGTTTTCGGACTACGTTGTGAAGACGTTCGACTACAGCAGTGATTCCGCACTCAAGGGTGCCGTGAAGGACAATGGCATCACGTATTTCCGGCCCATGCACGTTGTGGCGGACCGACACAGCAACGGCCTGGGCGGCTGCGAGCGGCGCGCACTCCTGGAGCGGAACCGGCGCCTGGCGCGTGCCCACCGCATCGAACTGGAGGTGCCAGGCTGGCGCTATCAGGACACCGACGGCAAGTGGCACCCGTGGGCACTCAACACCCAGGTGCGCGTCATCATCCCGGAAGAAGAAATTGATGGTGTGTTCCTGATCGGTGAACGGACATTCCGTATGGATGACAAGCACGGCCGCGTCACGCTGCTACAGGTGATGAACCGGGGTGCGTTCCTGGGCGAAGAAAAGAAGAAATCCAAGCGCGGCGCAGGCGTGCGCGGCAAGGGGCACAAGAAATGATCGGGCAACAGATTTGGGCACGGCTCCAGTTGCTGTTCGCGCAGGGCGTTGGCCTTGTAGTCGGCGCGAGCAAGGTGCAGGTGCGCGTGCTGGACGAAGAGACGTTGGACAACATCAACCGTGTGGAGCCCTATGGCTTTTCCTACCGGCCGAAGGCCGGCTGCCAAACGTACCTGGCTTTCCCGTCTGGTGACCGCTCCTATGGCGTGGCGCTCATCATCGGGGACAAGCGCTACCAAATGGAGCTGGTGGAGGGCGAAATCGCCATTCACGACGACGAACAGAACTGGGTGCACATCAAGCGCGGCGGCATCATCGAGGTCAAGGCGAGCACGAAGGTGCTGGCCGATACGCCCATGTTCGAGACGACGAAAGACGCCAAGATCGGCGGTAACCTTACAGTGGCGGGCCAAACCAGCTCGGTGGGTGGCTACTTCGGCGACGGCGGCGGCGCTGCGCAGATGAAGGGCGGTGCTGATGTGACCGGAGAACTCAGGGTGAATGGTAAGGACGTGAGCGACAAGCACACCCACACGAGCACGGCCCCTGGCACGCCCACTTCGGACGTGAATTGACATGCTGAAGCTCATTCAAAGCGACTGGGGGAAGTTCGACGTGGCGCTTGATGACCCGGCGCTGGGCGACGCGGACGCCGCGGCGGCCACGTTGGTCTACGCCGTGTTGTTCACGGACGTAGAGGCGCCCGCCGGCCGCGTGGCAGACACCTACGACCGGCGCGGCTGGTATGAAGATGCCGAGGCCGGAACCGGCCTTTGGTACGTCCGTCGCCAGCCGCTGAACAGCGCCGCCAGGCGCGAAGCTATCAACATGGTGCGCCGGGCATTTACAGCCCAGGCGCCCGCCCTCACAGACGTGACCGTGGAAGAGGTCACCACCGAGGCGGCAGGAAACGTTTCCAGCGTAGTTCTAGAGGTCAGCGGCTTTCACAATGGACGAAAGTTCATTGTGCGAGCCCCTTTGTGACCGCCTACGTTCGACCGCTTTATACCGACCTGAAAGCACGCATTGCCGCCGATCTGGCTGCAATGCCTGCGGTCCTGCGTGGTCCCCTGGCTGCCATGTGGGCACGTGCCGCGCACGGCATGCATGGCCATCTCGAATGGCTTCATGCCCAGTGCTCGCCGCTCACGTGCGAGCTGGAACGCCTCTACGACTGGGCGGCGCTCTACGGTGTTGACCGCCTCATGGCCACCGCTAGCATGGGCAACGCGCTGGCCACCGGTGTGGCAGGCATGCCGATCCTTGCTGGCACGCCGCTGCGCGGCCCCAACGGGCTGGATTACATTGTGGTGGCGGCAGTCGATATCGGCGCTGGCCCCACTACCCCTGTTTCCATTCGCTGCACCACCACCGGCCTGGCCAGCAACCTGGCTGCGGGTCTGGCACTCACGGTGGTGGACCCGATTCCTGGCGTCAATGGCACCTTGACGGTAGGCGACGCGGGAATCACGGGCGGCGCTGAAGACGAGAGCGTGGACGATTGGCGCGCACGGGTGGCCGACGAGTGGACCACCATCACCACCCGTGGCGCTCGTTCCGGCAAGGACGACGACTACAGGTTTTGGGCCAGAAGCGCCCACCCATCCGTTAGCACGGCCCTCGTTCAGCGCCACGTGCTGGGCATGGGAACAATCATCGTCCGGCCGATCTGCAACACGCTGGCCGACCGCATGCCGACCGCTGCCGTACTGGCCGCAGTAGCTGCGCATCTGCAAGACATTGCCCCCGCCACGGCGGATTGGCGCGCGGTGGCACCACTGCGGCACGACGTGAACCCGTCTATTCATCTGCTGGCCGGCAGTGACACCGCCGCCAACCGCACCGCCGTGTCTTCGGCGCTGATGGCCGCCGTGCTGGCCGAGGTCAGCGAAACATCGGTGCTGGCCATGGCCGAGGTGGATGCTGCCGTTGCCACCGTCACCACCCAATACACCCGCCTCGCGCCGCTGGCCGATATCGCCGTCGCAGCGGGCGAAGTGCTGGTGATGAATCCTGTGGTGTGGGCATGAAGCTCACGGCGCACACCACACGCGACTACACCGACGCGCTCAAGGCGCTGTTGCCGCCTGGCGCCGCGTGGGAATGGCCGGAAGGCGGCATGGGCGACGCCATGCTGGCGGGCACTGCGGCCGAGCTGGAGCGCCTGGGCACCGACACGCAAGCGGTTCTGGACGCCGCCATTGAGCTGCACCGGCCCAAGTTCGGAAGCTGGCACATCAGCGAGTACCGCCGCGTTGCGGCCGAGGCCATTGCCGGCGTGAGCGAGCCGATGCCGCGCCGGATAGCCGCCATTGGCAGCACGGTCGGCAACCGGTTGTGGAGCCATGACGCGCCAACGCTGATGTTCCCCATTGATCTGGTGCAGGTGGACCACCTGGTGGGGCCTGCGCGTGTGGGCAGCCACATTGGCAACCGCCTATGGGGCACCCGATCCCGCTACGTGCTGCGCGTGCGCTACTACCGCTCGGTGGTCGATCCGGCTGCGCTCTGGCAAGCCCTGGCGGCATTCCAGCAAGCGCACGTGTTTCTTTGGTTTGAAGACATTACGGGAGTTGGAGGTAACTATGCACCGGATTGATGGGGCCGGAAACGTCAACGGCACGTGGGTGGCGGAAGACGCCGGGACCAACCGGCCGCCGACTGAGATTACGGCACCGTTCATGAACGCCATCCAAGAGGAAGTGGCGTCGTTTATCGAGTGGTGCGGCCTTGTGCTGAACAAGGCTGATAACACCCAGTTTCGCCAAGCGATTGTGGGGCTATTGCAGGCCGCTACCGGCTCTGCGGGCTCCACGTCGTACCGCAACAAGCTCATCAACAGCGGGGCGCAGGTTGTCATTCAGGCGACATCGCCGTCGCTTTCTACGTCGCCTCAGTATGGGCCGGTTGAGATGATTGCTGGCTGGGCTTCTGGTGGCGCGATTACGGCAGGGACGCTAGTGCAGGACACGGCGGCCCCTGTGGGCCGCAGCGGCAAGGCCGTCCGCTTTCAGGGGTGCACGCTCACCGGGGCGGGGCAACTTTCATGGCGTTACCGCATGGAGGCTACTGACGCAGCAAACCTCAAGAATCAGACCGTTACGTTCCAGATTAAAGTGCGGCACACCGTTGGCGCGGCCATCAACTACACGGTGGTACTGAGAACGCCCACGGCAGCCGACAATTTCGCATCGGTCAACGCAATCAACAGCAAGACGGTGGCTGTGGCGTCCGGAACGTCGCAGTTACTGACGTTCACAGTGGCGCTCGGTGACTGCTCGAACGGCCTGGAGATCGGGGTGGATGCTACGTGTGGCGCTGTCGTGGCCAAAGATTTCTGGTTCACCGAGTGGAGCCTGGAAGAAGGAGCTACCGCAACGGCCGTGGAGTTTCGGCCCATTCCAATTGAGCTGGTGGCGTGCCAGCGCTACTACCAGGCGGATGCATTCCACTGCGGCGGCGCGCCAATCGCAAGTGGCAGTGGGAGTGCCGCAATCGCTGTCAACTCGACCAGTTTGCAGGGGACAAAGACTCTTCCGGTTCAAATGCGCGCGGGGCCATCGATGACGTTTAAGGATATGGCTGGCAATTCTGGGGCGTACACCGTCTACAACGGCGCGACAATCCACAACCAGGGGATGACGAGCGGCGGCATCGGGTGCAGCGCATCCACGATCGATATGGATGCAACTTGGGGCGTGTACGGCGGAACATGGTGCCGGGTTAACTACATCCTGAATGCGAGGCTGTAAGTCATGGGATACAAGCAATGGATCAATGGCGCCATCCTCCGTGAGGAGGACGGCGCAATCATTCCGCAGGATGCCAGGAATGTGGACTATCACGCGTACCTGGCATGGGTGGAAAACGGAAACTCGGCGGCGCCATTCCCTTCTCAAACCCTCGCGCAGGTGATGGCGGCGAAGCTCGCCGCCATCAAAGCCGCGTGCGAGGCATCCATCGTGGCAGGCTTCGCCTCCTCAGCGCTGGGTTCCGTTCACACGTACCCCTCGTCGGAAACAGACCAGCGCAACCTCCTGGGCTCTGCGATTGCTGCGCAGTGGCGTGATCCCGACTGGACCGTGCCGCTGTGGTGCCTGAGTGACGAAGGGCAATGGCTTTTTCTGTCGCATGACGCTGCCCAGGTGCGGCAGGTCAACGTGGATTGGGTTGCTTTCCGCGACACACTGCGGCAGAAGTATGCTGGCCTGATCGGTCAGCTCAACTCAGCCACTAGCGTTTCCGAAGTGGAGGCCATCACATGGTGATCGTCTACCCCCTCTATGTGCTGGCCTCGCTACTGGTGACGGTGTGTGGGGCGGCTTTGGCATCCCGGAATCAGCGGGTTTCTTAG